TGGGAGACGTGCGCGTTAGACCTTTCTAGAAGGCCGGTTGCCTGGAACACGCGTCCCAGATCTAACGTGAACAATTAGTGTCCTAACCACTCGTGAGGAGCACACAATGCTCTCCCCACTCACACTACTTCTTGGTGCCCTAGGAGGGACCGGCTCTACGGCAGCATGATGCTTGGCCAAGAGTCTCCGGTTTGCTAGGATATGCACTGAGCTAGCGACACTCGGTGTGGCAGACAGTTCGTCGAACACGCTGGACCTGAAACACGGTACCAGTACACTACGATGGGGTTTCTGTCACCTTACAGCAGAAGCAAAGGAGCGGCCAGACCGGCCATTTCCATTGCGCCTGCGACCTCTGCACCACCAAGGCCCATGGCACCAGCCAGGCGAGCTCCTCCTGCTGCAATAGCGTTGCGAGCTGAGCCTACGAGGCTAGGACCATAACGGGCCAAGGCGGCACCTGCTAAAACCTCCCCAGTATCATGAGCTGTCGACGCAATTTGCGAGACGAGGCTGCCCATTTCATGATGAAGTTGGTGCTGGGAGGGTGGAACAGGTGGTTGGGGCCTTGCCATCGATGCGAGAGCTACAGTAGCGGGATAGCGACAGCCGTCCTGCGAATAGGTCTTCATCGTGTAGTACTGCGTATTCGGATCAGTCGAAGTTCCAGGAACAGGATTGAAACGGATGATCAGCGTTGTCATGGCAAAGGCGGATGCACCATCGATCAAGGCGTCTTCAGGATTTGCGTGGGAGCGGTCACTGTTGAGGTAACCCTGGTATCCAATGTAGGACGCAGGGCCCATCACAAATCGTTTGCGTGAATTAAAGACTGACGCCTTGTAGGACAAAGACTTCGCGTGAGAGTCAACCAATGTCGCCACTCCATTGACGAATACCGACGTAAGAGTCGGACCCGCGGGAGGCGTTGGAGACACGAACGCGTCGGTCCAAGGAAACTGCTCGGGAAGCCCGAGGACATCGACGATGCCCTCTGGCCATTTGTTACCATTAAGGATGTACGAAGACAACCTCAACGGCTTAGCCGAGTAGTTTGTTGTAGTCATCTGAGGTGTGAAGATCCAATCAACCACCGCGGGCGTAGTGCCCGTGGCTGTATAGATCACACCTTTGGTACCAGACGGCGTCCAACTGAGAAGCGCATAAACTGGCGCATTCCCGACCTTGAACTGATTCTTTGTCTGTCCATTGATGGTGGTAAAGTTCCCAAGTGCAGTGGCACTGGGAGGAGCAAGAACCTTCCCATAGGCGTCCCAAGCGTCGACACTCCCCTTCAGGGTAAGTGTAGGACCACGTGGAATGCGGGCTGGTTGTTGCCTCCCTTGAGGAACACGAGCACGACGCGGACGAGCGGGGCGACCCCGCTGTCCACCAGAGGTTGCCGATCTCCA